CGTTGCCTATGGGTTATTTATCAGCCTACGACAACCTGGCCATTTTCATTCAGGGCTTCCCACCACTGAACTTGCATCTCAACCGCAAATTCTTCGATTACGTTATTCTGATCGTAAGAAAGTTCGATAGGAGCAACCTGAGTTGGGAATACACCGTGGAAATGATATGAACGCAGAATGGGAATAGTGCTTCCCGATTGTGCAGGAGCAGCACTTTGATTCGTAATTGGCGCTCTACCAAGTTGATGAACGTATGCTTCCTGTTGATAGATGGTAGGATCTACCTCTCCAGCATTATCGGAAACCTTATTGATGATGTTCATCCACTTTTCGAAAGCATCACGAAGAGTGAAGTTACTATCATTGATGACCGTAACAGTCCAAGTATCAAAGGTTCTTTCTCCAGCGATCTTCAGTTCACGACCTCTGAAAGGAACAGAGATGGGAGCAATGTTTGAAGCTGGAAGATTAGCGCCCTTGACCAGGAATCGCACTTTGTCACTGACATCGTTGTCATCGATGGCCAACGCTGGGAACTTGAGTTCCACTTCAAAGAAGTTGGGGCGAACACCGCCGCCCAACATCTTTGATTTGAAGGTATCCAGGGTTCTCGCATTAGCCCCTGTATTAGGGATTTGCTGAGGCATTTTCTTTTAATCTCCTGTTAGAGTAAACGATGAACGATGTTATCAGACAGTGCCGACAACTTCTTCAAAACTGATGCCCGTGCGTGTTGCAACGAACGTCAGACCGATGAAGTTGATCGAGCGAGCTGGTTTGACAAAGATGTCAGCGCGGAATTCATTAGCATCAACAACATCGGGTGTGTTGTTGGTCTCATCACAGACAACCAGGAATTCTGTGATGCCTCTCTTCGCTTGGATGTCGCGGAGGAAAGGTTCAACAATATTTACAAAGTTTGCGCGAGTGATTGAATCGTTGAATTCAAACAGTTGGGCGCGAGCGGCTCTTTCAATCGAAGTTTCGATTGTCAGGAACAGACGACGAACGTTGATTCTGTCGAATGCTGAAGTGTAACTAAGAGCAGTCTTGTCACCAAAGAGTACAATTCCTTGACCAGGAGCTGCGATGATTGGGTTAATTCTCTTGCTGTAGAGAAGATCTCTTTGGGCCTGTGATGGATTGTATGCAAGTTTAACTGCATTATTTACAACACCACGGGTTGTTCCAGCAGGAGAGAACCATGGGAAGGAGTTTGTCGATGTTCTCGCCATCATTCCAGCAACGTCGGGGTTGCATGGCAGATAACGGAACTTATTGTTGAAACGATCAAATGCGTACTTATAACCAGAATCAAGAACTGCATACGAGGATGAGTTCACTTGATCCATAGTCTTGATGACGTTATCGGTTTGAGTACCCGAATTTGTCAGTGGAGCATCTCCACTCAGAACATCACTTCTTGATGGGGAAATTACTGCAACACAGTCCTTTCTATCACCAGCGATAGCAACCAGTTTGTTGGCCTTACCAACAGTCTCATCTCTACTTGCGAGACCAGGACCCATGATCAGGTAGTTGATTGGATATTCTCTCTGGTTAGCGAACTCATCGTAACCAGTCATCAGATCTCCAAGGGTGGTTGTGTAGTTTTCTACGAATGAACCACCATAATCGTTACCACCTTGCAGGGAGTAGGTCGATCTACCGATACCAGCAAATGTGATCCCCTGTGCATTTTGTCCCCATGCAGAGGCTGATGCGGTGAATGCTGTGTTACCGTTAGAGAATCCAGTTGGAGTTGATATTGGAGCATATCCAGCAAAGATATACTCGGAGTTATCTGCAATGAAGTCCTTGTAGTAGATTGGAGCGTTAAATCTTGTGGCGTCTTTGGCCTTCGAAAGGCCGACCCACTTCTCTAAGATTGTACCGCTTGTTCCAGTCTGATCACCATTGTCATCTACAACGACTACGTTTACTTCATCAAATCTAGAATTTCTAGATGATGCGTATGCAGAGGTTCCTGGTTTTGGAGCTACGTTCTTCCAGAATACTGTGGAGTTATCGAGTCCAAGAGTTTGTGACTCATACCAGTCGGAGACTGTAGATGGTAACAACGATGAATTTGTTGCAATTCCAGTTACCTTTGCAATCTCACCCGTGGTTCCAACACCAACAGTTTGAATTCTGACGTAATCGTTAACGTCAATTCCACCCAGAGCATTTACATCCAGAGTAGCTTGTGAAGAACTCGATTGATTAACTCTTACTGTTGTTGCGGCACCAGCGTTTGACAGAACGGTAACGGTAGCACCATCAGCATGAGCATCAGGTGAGGTTCCATCAATACCTCTGGTTGAGAATCCAACGAATCCAGCAACAATGGTAATACCAACACCAACTAGTTCCGATCCAATCAGAAGAATGTTTGCGGTGGAATCACCAACAGTATTAATACCAGCAACACTTGTGAGATAAACACCAGTAGCACCAATGGCAACAGCCTGACCACCTGGTTCGTCAACAGTAGTTGTTGAAACTGTGTTGTAGAGAAGAACTTCTGTTCCTACTCCGATTGCTCCTGCATTGGTTCCCGCCTCATCTCTGTCAAGTGTGATTGAGGTGGTTGCAGATCCAGTTGCACCTGCGATTGTAAGTGATGTTGTGGTCTTGAATTCATACGCACCACCTTTTCCATAGTCAGCATCAGTAACAGTTCCGGCCGCCGAAGTCTGACTTACAACTTTAACTTCGATGGAAGATGCACCGATACCAGTTACAATTCCTCTCAGATGTCCGTTGAGGGTGATTGATGTACCAATACCACCTACGTTGGTTCCACTGAACGACTGAGTTACTGCAGCACCAACCACGACTCCTGCCGTATTGATACCTGAGATAACTTGGTCCGCTCTACCGTCGATAACACAAACTTTGAGATTGTTTGCCCAAATACCAGGGTTCTTTGCAGCCCAGTACCATGTGGTAGCGGAGGAATATGAGTTATAGTAATCTTCTACATTTTTGATCTTGAGTCCAGATACAGATGAACCAGCCCCACTAGCAACCGCAGCATTAGCGTTTACCAGACTTTGACCATCTGTTCTTACTACTCTTAAGACCCCACCATAAGAGAGATAAGAAGACGCACTCAACCAATACTCATATTGAGAATTGGCTTCTTTTGGTTCACCAAAAACGTCAACTAAATCTTTTTCGTTTTCAATTAGGATGGGATCATTGATTGGGCCCTTTACGAAGGGCCCTGCGATGGCGCCAGTCTGGTCGCTAACGCCTGTAATACCACCTCTAGTAAGGTCTACTTCCCTTACCTTAATACCAGGGGAGACTAAGCCTAAACCAGCCATCTGATTTCCTCTAGAAGTTTCAGTTTATTTCTAAATTTATTTATTGTTTGCTACTCTTTCAGATGGGGAAACTGGACGTGAACATTACCAATCTGGATATTCCCATCTATCTAGTATTGTATTTGTCATTCTACTTACAACTACTCTCTTCTTAGTGCAGTCTTTACACTCATAAGCATATGCTGATGGATAAGAACCTCTATCTTTTCTTGTGAGATAAAAGTCTTCGATAAGGTTTTTACGTTCGCCACAAGTTCTACAAGTTCTCTCTACAAAAAGTAGATGTTCTAGATCAAACTCATCACCAATATCCATTAATTGTACTCCCACATAAAACTCATGTCTCCATATGTGGAATTGATATCATCGAGGTCTGTTTTTCTCCAAACTGTTCCATCATCATCGGTGATCGTGTCATCATCTAGACCATCACTAATGAAACCAAACGGAGCCATGTCCTGTTCAATTTGATCTCTCTGATCTTCATATAATCTTTTACGAACGTCTTGGTCTGTTAGTTCTTTAAAGTAGTCTTGTGCAACCAACCAAGCATAAATTACCAGACACATTGCAAGGTCATCGTTACATCCATCCTCAGCCTCAAACGAGTTTCTTTTATGAATAAATGTCGTAAGTTCTGATATAATGTCGTAGTCTTTGAAGAGAACCTTGTCGGCCTCAATCATTGTTTTAAGGTTGGAACACCCCACTGCTTTTACGGCCTTGGACATCTTGAGACCTAGTTGAGTTTTCTTTCCAGAGAAACCCTGACCCACGATCTGTCCTGCACGTCCTCTCATCGAACACTGAAGAAGATTAGGATATTCGAGATCATAGTTTAGAATAGCTGCAACCTGATCACCAATATCATTTACCTCACATAATACCCATGCATTATTATATGACTTTACTGTTTCATAAATGATTGATGGGAACAACATTGGTTTGATTTCGTTGTTCTTATATTTCGCTACGACTTTGTGGGGATACTCAGTAATGTCAACAACCACAAAAGCCGAGTAATCTTGTCCACCACCTCTAGCCACGTCAACAGTACAAACGTAGTCGTGGTTATCTTGGGGTTTTTCGTAGACATCTAAACCGTTACCAGTTTGAATCGCATTCTCATAAACCAACGCTCTTAATTTGGCAGGATTGATGAGAGTATCAACTGATCCAAGGAACTCACACTCAAACTCAACCTTGAACTGGTTTTCTGAAGTGTTCTTGATTGTTTGTTCCCGCCACTTCTCATCACGGCCTGGAACTTCTGACCAGTGAACTGAAGTTGGAACATATTCATTATTACCTCTTTCGGCATCATGCCACATTCTGTAAAAATGGTTCATGCCGTGAGGCGTTGAAACCATTATGACTTTTGTGCTTTTACCAGAAGTAATAGTAGGATAAACAGATGCAAAGAAGGAGTCAGCGATGTGATTAGGGACGAACGCGAACTCATCGAGGAAGAGGATATTGAACGACATGCCTCGGACAG